GTGAGGGGTTTGTTTTTCTTCATTTAATTGAAATAAACCCCAGAATATTGTTTGTGTACAAACAAGTTTGTTCACCATCTGTTCAGGGTGCGGAACAAAACGTGAAAACGAGCGAGGTTGGCCTGTGAGAGGGGTCTGAAAAAGTTCGTGTATCATTATGACCAAAAACACCCAAAACGCCCCTATGAGCTTCTATGGGCGATTAAACGCCATGAACAAACCGTGAACATTGCCATATATGGGATTAGGGGATATGCGGGTTAAATGCGCGTCTATCGGCTCTATTTGTACGATGGTACAATGACAACAGGATCAAAAAGCCCGACCAAGCGACAGCGCATATTGGCGGCACTCACACAGGGGAATAGACATGACAGATGACAAAACACCCAAGGGGAAACCATCACATCTCAGGGTGGTCACAGACAGCGGTGACAAGCTCACCAGCAAGCAGGAACACTTCAGTCAGCAAGTGGCAACAGGCAGCACACTTACAGACGCATACAGATCAGCCTATGCCGCAGAAAAGATGAAAGACAGCAGCGTCTGGGTTGAGGCATGCAAGTTAGCCCAACACCCCAAGGTGTCACAAAGGATCGATCAGATAATTGAGGAAAGCGCCGCACGAAAGCAGTCGGACGATGACCGCATGAAAATCTGGGTGACTGAGCAGCTCAAGCACGAAGCCATGTCAGCACAGTCTGATAGCGCAAGGGTTGCGGCACTAACGCAATTGGGCAGATCGGTTGGCATGTTCACCGATAAGGTTGAGCAGCAGGAACAGGGCGCACGCGGAGCCAGTGAGATCGAAGCGGAAATCCAGCGGAAGCTTTCGGCCTTGATGGATGGCTGACCCTGCCCACGAACATTTGTACCATAGTACGAACCCCACCCACCCCCAACCCCCCGTGGACAGCCCGGTCACTCCCCACGCCCGTACATGAGGTTTTACACAAACAATGACCAAACTTTTTACAAAACCCTCCCCCTGCGTAGGAACGTGCCTCATTGACGAGGAGACTGAACTTTGCCTAGGGTGTAATAGAACGGTTGATGAGATAGCCCTGTGGGACGATTTAACGCCCTCTGAGGCGGTCTTGATGATGGAAGTGGTACATACCCGCACCCTTTTGCTTTGGGACGACTGGGAAGCCCATGAGAACCCAACAATCCAATAGCCCCCCCTATTGCAAATTTGTACGAGGTTTAGGTTTATTTTGCTGCCGGGCATTCTACAGGATAAGTGCCTAGGAATCCTATGCCACAAAAAAATTATAGACAGACTATTTCTACGGTTATATATAATATATAAATATAATCTATATACAGACTGTAAACATAATCTATATATAGACTGCGCCTAGTGCTGCCATTGTTTTTTCTGTACTATGTCTGGTGAGGCGCTAAGTCTCCCGGCGCCTCCGGTGGGGTTGAGCTACCTCCCTAGCTCCCCCACCGTCATTACCTTGGGAGTGGGAGGTAAAAATGGGCAACATAATACAATTTCCTCGTGGTGAAGGTTTGGATGAAGAATCAGATCTGGACCCGAATGAAATGCTCGCGGTTTTGCGGGAGGAGGTCTCCATGACCGAAGCTATTGTTGTCGGCTGGACTGATCAGGGAAACCTTTTCATGGCCACATCCCACGGAAAGGCTCCTGACATGGTTTTTTTACTTGAGTTGGCAAAATCTGTGCTAATGAACAGGTGTGTCGGCGAGGATGAGTGATGGAGCTTTATACCTTTTTTGTCTTCTTCTCCGTAATAGTGACACCGGAAGGCGAAATAAAAACGTTTTCAAAGAACGTAACTGAGTGTCCGACTCGTGAGATTGTTCTGGAGCTGCACAAGCCTAGACTTGACAGGGGTGAGATAATTGATTGGTCTGCCACATGCCTGACAACAAAACTTCCTCTGGACACCACGGTTAAGGGTTTAAAAACATAACATGGGTCAAATGACGGCGATAAATCAAAAGATAGCCAACTTACCTGATGACCAAAAGAAGGAAATACTTGATCTTCTTAACGAATTAGAAGAGGCCAAGTTAAAAGAGGGGTCCAGAACGGACTTCCTGACCTTCGTGAACAAGATGTGGCCATCATTTATTGCTGGAAGACATCACGCCATAATGGCGGATGCGTTTGAGAGGGTGGCAAAAGGTGAGCTAAAGCGCCTTATTGTCAATATGCCGCCTAGACACACCAAGTCTGAGTTCGCTTCATACCTGTTTCCGGCTTGGTTTCTTGGCAGATACCCCGAAAAAAAGATTATCCAGACGGCACACACAGCAGAACTGGCTGTTGGCTTTGGACGTAAGGTGAGAAACCTGATCAATCAGGAAGACTTCCAAGGCGTCTTTCCCGGCATATCCCTGTCTTCTGACTCAAAAGCTGCCGGAAGATGGAACACAAACAAGCGTGGCGACTATTTTGCTATCGGTGTTGGTGGTGCTGTTACAGGTAAGGGCGCCGATGTTCTGATTATTGATGACCCGCATTCAGAGCAGGAGGCCGCCTTAGGGGCTTATAACCCAGAAGTGTATGACAAGGTCTATGAATGGTACACATCAGGACCTCGACAGCGTTTACAGCCGGGTGGTGCGATCATTGTAGTGATGACAAGGTGGTCGGTCAGGGATCTAACCGGACAGATCATGAAGTCTGCCACACAGAGAGAGGGCGCCGATGACTGGGAAATCATTGAGTTCCCGGCAATTATGCCATCTGGTGACCCATTGTGGCCTGAGTTCTGGCCCCTTGATCAGCTTGAGGCACTAAAAGCAGAACTTCCGGTGTCCAAATGGTCAGCACAGTACCAGCAGGACCCAACTTCAGAAGAAGGGGCGTTGATAAAGCGAGAATGGTGGCGTGAGTGGGACAGAAATAGTCCGCCACCGTGTGAAGCAATCATCCAAAGCTGGGACACTGCGTTTTTGAAAACGCAACGAGCTGACTATTCTGCCTGTACCACATGGGGAATCTTTCATCACCCTGATGAAGAGGGAAGAACTGTACCAAATTTGATATTATTGGATGCATACAAGGAAAAACTTGAATTTCCAGACTTGAAACGTGCCGCATATGACAAATATTGGGAATATGAGCCTGATCAGATGATTGTTGAGGCCAAAGCAGCAGGTTCTCCACTTATTTTTGAGCTTAGGGCCATGGGAATACCCGTAACGGAGTTTACACCGTCCCGTGGACAGGATAAGATAGCCAGAGCTAATGCGGTAAGTGATCTTTTTGCGTCAGGTGTTATATGGGCGCCGCCAACAAGATGGGCGGAAGAGGTTATTGAGGAGTGCGCTGCGTTTCCTGCTGGGGAGCATGACGATTTAGTTGACTCTACAACGCAGGCCTTGTTGAGATTCCGTCAGGGGGGTTGGATTAGGAGTTCAATGGATGAATGGGAAGACGAACCAAGCTACAAACGGCCTGTCGAATACTACTAAAACAAAAATTTTAAGATATGTTTTGCATCAGGATGTAGAAAAATACGAAGATATGGGTTGGAGGGTTACCGGTGACCTGTCCCACTCCCACCATGGTCAATATTCTGTTATCATGCAAGCACCGGACAAAAAATAGGACTGATACACAATGGCTGTAGAAAAACAGATGACACCCGCCGATTTCGATATAGAAGAAACGGATGAGGTGGAGATTCAAGTTGTAAACCCTGAAGCAGTTTCTATTGAGGCCGATGGCGAGGAAGTGGTTATTGATTTCACTGGTGAGTTCACAGAAGAGCTTATCGGCCCAGATCATGATGCAAACCTAGCCGAATATATCGAAGATGCTGATCTTGAGGCACTGGCCTCTGAATTGGTTGAGGATTTTATTGCTGATAGGCAGTCTCGCAAAGACTGGGCGCGGTCATATGTTAAGGGTCTAGATCTGCTTGGAATGAAAATCGAAGAGCGTACTCAGCCATGGGCTGGTGCAGCAGGCGTATTTCATCCAGTTCTGACAGAAGCCGTTGTCCGTTTCCAAGCTCAAGCCATGAGCGAACTTTTTCCTGCGTCTGGTCCTGTACGCACAAAAGTTATGGGCAAAAAAGATCAAGAGAAGCTTGATCAGGCGCAGCGTGTTGAGACAGAAATGAATTATCTTCTTACTGAGGAGATGAGTGAGTATCGTGATGAAACAGAGCAGATGTTGTTCCGCCTTCCCCTCGCTGGATCAGCATTCAAAAAAGTTTATTACGATCCCATCATGGAGCGCCCATGTGCGATGTTCGTTCCTGCGGAAGACTTTGTTGTGTCATATGGAGCCGCTGACCTAGCTACCGCACCTCGTTATACGCATGTGATGAAGAAGACGCCGAATGAGATTGCTGAGCTTCAGTTCAATAACTTTTATCTTGATGTAGAGTTGCCTGCGCCTGAAGCAGATTATTCCGACATTCAGGAGAAGTATGATGAGATTGATGGTGAGACAGCTGTTATTGAGGACGATGATCGTCACACCATTCTTGAGGTCCATGCTGATCTTCTAATGCCTGAGCCTTTTGACGATCCAGATGGTTTAGCACGTCCATATGTTGTAACAATTGATAAGTCCAGTTTGACAATCTTGTCGATACGGAGGAACTGGTATGAAGAAGATATTAAAAAGCGCAAGAGAGCGCACTTTGTTCACTATAGATACCTACCGGGACTTGGGTTTTATGGAACGGGTCTTATTCACCTTATTGGTGGTCTTGCTAAAAGCGCCACAAGTATTCTTAGACAGCTTATTGACGCGGGTACGCTATCCAATCTCCCTGCTGGCCTCAAAGCTAGGGGACTTCGCATTAAGGGCGATGATTCGCCTCTCATGCCGGGTGAGTTCAGGGACGTGGACGTGCCGGGGGGTGCGATTAGGGATTCAATTGCATTCCTTCCTTACAAGGAGCCATCATCGGTACTCTACCAGCTTCTCGGAAACATCGTGGAAGAGGGGAGACGGATTGGCTCCGTTGCTGATGTACAAGTCGGAAATCTTAACCCACAAGCGCCGGTCGGGACGACCTTAGCCTTGATGGAGCGAAGCATGAAGGTGATGTCTGGTGTTCAGGCACGTCTTCACGCAGCGCTAAAGAATGAGCTACGCATTCTGGCAAAGATCGTAAAAGATTATATGCCAGCAGAATATATCTATGATATGGAGGGTGACTTTAGCCGCCAACAAGACTTTGATGGACGAGTTGATGTTATCCCTGTATCAGATCCGAATGCGTCCACAATGGCACAGCGCGTTGTGCAGTATCAGGCGGCTATGCAGTTAGCTCAGCAGGCCCCTAATTTGTACAACATGGGTAAGTTGCATCGGCAAATGCTAGAGGTTCTTGGTATTAAGGATGCTGAAGAAATTATCAAGCTCCCAGACGATATTAAGCCAGCAGATCCGGTCACAGAAAACATGGCCGTCCTGAAGCAGGAGCCTGTGAAGGCATTTAAGTATCAGGATCACGAGGCACATATTCAGGTTCATATGGCTGCTATGCAAGATCCAAAGCTTCAAGAGATTGTGGGGCAAAGTCCTTTTGCTGCTGCAATACAAGCGGCCATGGCGGCTCACATTACTGAGCATGTTGCGTTCCAGTATCGCAAGGAAATTGAAAAGAATCTTGGTGTGGCAATGCCTGATGAAGAGAAGCCTTTGCCAGAAGATGTTGAGCTTGAGATTTCTCGACTTGCATCAGAGGCGGCGCAAAAGCTACTCCGCAAGGATCAGGCTGAGGTGGCTCAAAAGCAGGCCATGCAGCAACAGCAGGACCCACTTACTCAAATTCAACAGCGTGAACTGGCCTTGAAAGAGGCTGAGTTTGAGCATAAGAAGCAACTTGATGTAGCCAAATTGCAGGCAGATATGCAGGTAAAAGAGGCAAACATTGAACTTCAGGAAGATAGACTGAAGTCTGAAGAGAGACGTGAAGGCGCCCGCCTTGGCGTTAAGGTAGCAACCGAAGCCGACCAAGCCCGCAGAGCAGATATGAAAGATGGGATTGATCTTGGTCGTGAAATGGCAAGGGAGATGAGTGATGATGGAAGTAATCAGGGATAAAATAAGGAATTACATGAATGATATCGCTGACCATATGGCCGGTGGCGGATGCCAAAACCATGAAGAGTATGTTCGGCTGGTCGGCAAAGTCGAGGCGCTTGCGCTTATCGAACGTGATATCCTTGATTTGGAACAAAGGCTTGAAGAGGCCTGACACTTCCGTAACTCAAAATAATGAGTTATATTGTATTTGTGGAGACTTTCAGGGACAACCTGCAAGGTACTGTGAACCTAAATCACTGCAAAAGGAACAGAAATGTATTCTGCTGAAAAAACGGTTGAATCTTCAACTGCCAAAAAAATACCAGAGCCATCTGGGTACAAACTCTTAATTAAGCCACTTGAGGTTAAAGAAAAAACAGATTCCGGAATTTACATGCCCGATGCACTGAAGAACGCAGAGCAAACTGCGTCAGTTATTGGATTTGTAGTGAAGGCTGGGCCAGATGCGTATATGGACA